GACAACCGTCGTTCCGATCAGCAACTTCAACACGCTTCAACTCCGATCTCTCATCAAAGACATTGGCAAGTTCTATGACGTGCCGTTCATGGAAGTCAATAAGGTCACTGGCGTGATGATGAGCGAAGCCACACCCCTAGCCAAGAAAGCGCACGGTCAAATCGCTGGCGTCTACACCCCAACATTTACGGAGGTAAAAGAATACAGTGAAACTCTTCAAGACTTCTTCCAAAAGTATCCTCATATTGAGACTCACGTTGATAATCTGTTCGGCAATATGCGGAGCATATCACGACACGCTGGCGGCGTGGTTGTAGCCGAGAACCTTGATCGGCACATGCCGCTCATCAACTCCGGTGGAGTTATTCAAACTCCGTGGAGTGAAGGTCAGAACGTTCGCCACCTTGAGCCGCTGGGCTTTATTAAGTTTGATCTGCTCGGGCTCTCAACTCTGCGTATGATTTCGGGAGCAATCCGACACATCCTTAAACGTCATCACGACATAGAAGATCCGACCTTTGAGGAGGTTAGAGATTATTATAATAAAAACTTACACCCGGACACCCTGGACTTTGACAACCAAGAAGTTTGGCGAGAGGTTTTCCATAAAGGCAAGTGGGCTGGCATCTTCCAGATGACCAACGGCGGAGCACAACGATTCTGCCAAGAAGCCGAGCCAACATCTCTACTTGACTTTGCTGCGGTGACTGCGATCTTCCGCCCTGGTCCACTTAGCGCCAAGGCTCATAGCCTCTATGTCGCAAACAAGGACAACCCGAGCCAAGTCCACTACGATCATCCAATCATCAAGGAAGTCCTAGGAGAAACTCATGGTCTCCTCGTCTTTCAGGAACAGTTGGCCATGCTCGCACACAAACTCGGCAAAGATATTTCACTAGACGAGGGCAACCTCCTTCGAAAAGTCTTGACGAAAAAGGGAACAGGAAAAGATAAAGTAAGAGACAAGATTTATAAAAAGTTTGTAGCAGGTTGCGCCGAACACGGATTGTCCAAAGCGATTGCCGACAAGCAGTGGGCCAACATGGAATACTTCTCCGGCTACGGCTTCAACTTGTCACACGCTGTATCTTACGGAGCGGTGTCATTCCAGTGTGCGTGGCTCAGTTATTATTATCCCGTTGAGTGGATGGCTGCGTTCTTGGACAAGGAACCAGAGGACAAGAAGGCTGGCGCTATCAACACCGCCAAAGCCTTTGGGTTTGAGATAGAGCCCCCGAGCATTAATAAATCAGGACGAGTCTGGGAAATTGATGATGACGGAAAAACATTAATTCAACCGCTTGCCGGCATCAAGGGTCTAGGCGAAAGCGCCCTTGACCAAATTATTAATAACCGCCCCTTCAATACGATTGAGGAGTTCCTTTTCAACGAGGGCATCACATATTCCAAGCTCAACAAGAAGGCTCTGGATGTTTTAGTACGGAGCAAAGCTCTTGACGAGTTGATGGACGATAGGTTCACAGGACTACGCCACTTCTGGTCAGCGGTAGCAGTTGACCGCCCCCGCAAGGAGAAAAACCTTGAGGACAATATTGAACTCTATGCTCCCGAAGGAGACTTCACAGATGAAGAGAAGTTGGAACACTTCGCATCTCTCACCGGCATCTTTCCGATCCACGAGATTATGCCACAAGAGATTCAGGACAATCTAATGGGACGAGGCTGTCCACCCATCAGCGAGTACGACCCCAACCTCCAACTGGTCTGGTTTATTCCGAGGGAAGTAAAAACAAAGAAGACAAAGAACGGCGCAGAGTATTGGATTATCCACACGACCGATAGCAACGCCTTTGATGCGAACATTAGATGCTGGGGTGTAAAAGATAATGACAGAATCTCCCTTAACAAAGTCTATGTTGCGAACTTAGAATATAACGAGAAGTGGGGTTTCAGCACCCGCTCTATCAGAAGAACATTTAGGAGACTCACTTGAAAAAGTACCAGATTATTTATGCCGACCCGCCATGGGATTACAAAGGCCAACTTCAACACACAGGCAAAGGTGGTCCTGATAGCGGAGGAGCAGTTCGACACTATGGCTGCATGAAACTGCCCGAACTCAAGAAGCTCGACATTTCCAGTCTCTGCGATGACGATTGTCTTTTGTTCCTGTGGACGACTAACCCGCACCTTGATCAAGCCATCGAACTTCTGAAGGCATGGGGATTCTCTTGGGCCACCGTCGGGTTTGTTTGGGACAAGCAAAAAGTAAATCCAGGCTTTTACACCATGAGCCAGTGTGAGCTTTGTCTCGTCGGAAAGCGGGGAAAGATTCCCAAGCCACGAGGAGCACGAAACATCCGCCAAATGGTATCAGTTATGCGACAAAAGCACAGCGCCAAGCCAGAGGAAGTAAGAAAAAGAATTGAAGAAATGTTTCCCACACAAAATAAAATTGAATTGTTTGCGAGGACTGTTGTCGATGGATGGGATTGTCACGGCGACGAGGTTGAAGCAGACATTGACCTCCCGAAGGCCAGCTAATGATTGATGGAATGAAATTAATAAAAGGCGAACTTGAATGCTACAACTGCGGCTGTAACCTTAAGCCCGTGTGCGCAGACTACGAACGTGCCCTCACACAACTCAGGGTTCAACGCCTTCACGAGAATGCCAAACTCCCGGTGAGGGCTCACCCCACAGATGCCGGAATGGATTTATTTTTCTGTCCGCCTCCTAACGACATGATCCCCAAACAGATTGAGAGCATCCTTCCTCACGGGGCATCTATCCTGCCAACAGGTCTAAAAATTGAAGTGCCCGAAGGATATATGCTGGAGATCAAAAACAAGTCAGGCATCGCTTCCAAGCGTGGACTCCTTGTAGGAGCCTGCGTCGTTGACCGGGGATACACAGGAGAAATCTTTGTCAACCTTCACAACCCCAGCGACCGCAGCCAGACACTTCACGCCGGCGACAAAATTGCCCAAGCAGTCTTCGTCAGGGTCACCACCGATATCAAGTTGGTGGAGTCAGAAAACATTTACGACGAGGAAACAAGTCGGGGTGACGGCGCTCTTGGTTCAACGGGCGATAAATAAAAATACGTCAACTGACCGATAGTGGATTCTATTTACAATAGAGAAGAAAAGGAATAAAACGGTTACAGCAAAGGGAAAATAGTATTTTTCCGGGGAGTGCTATGCCGTGTCCACCGAGAAGGAAAGAGGCTTACGAAGATTAGCTGTGCTAGAACAATCAGTCCTCACGACCTGGCCTCAAGTGTTAGAGTGGGACAGCCTCCGCCGCTGGGTGTTAGATAATAATCTTCTGGATGACTACAAAGAGCAGCACTATTTTTCGTGTAGCCAAGAAGTTACCAAAATCCAATATGCTCCGGAAAAATCTTCTTCCCTATTTTCCAGATTTTTAACTTTTCTCGGAATCAAATAAAAACTTGACTTATCCCCATACGGTGTTATTATACTATTGAGGGAGAGATGATGAAAATCGGTACAGTCATTACGCTCAAGGGCAAAAGCCGTCACGGCAAAAACCGCATCCGTGAAAAGGGTGCCGAGTGGAAAGTCTCTGATGTACGGGAGAAGGTGAGTTTCAATACTCCTGCACCCGGACCTTTCATGCTCCTCGTTTCCCAGTCGTCCAAGGATGCCCGCTGGGTGAGCGTTCGCAACGACCCTAACTTTGAGATTGTGGAAATAAATGAATAGGAAAGCAAGCCCCTGGCGGCACAATCTGAAGGTCGGCGATCTAGTTGATATGAAGTCAGGTCACATGGCTATTATCACCAAGATCAGCCGGTATAGTGAGCAGGCGTGGGATAACGAACCTCTTCCGCCTCCCCGAGTTGAGATATTTTATTGTGATGATGCTACCAAGGGAAGTTGTAGTGCTTGGCGAGTAGAGAGGGTTTTAAATGCGAATCGGTGATTTGGTAACGTTCCAGCACGAAATGGACAACTCAGTCTCTGGTATTGTTGTAAAAGTTTATGCCCCGCCCAAAAACCCAGCGGGCTATATGTGGTGCGACGTTCTCTGGAACTTTATGCCCGGCAACTCCCCTTGTAAGCAACGGTTCTGTGAATTGGAAATATTAAATGAAGCCGGGTGATTTGGTAAAGCAAGCCCCAAACATTTTTACCGACCGAAAAGTGGCCGGCAAAAAGATGTTGGTCCTCAAAGTTATGGACGGTGGTCCCAACCGAGGCGAAACAGTTTTGACTTTGCTGGAAGGTAAAGAAAGACTTTGGCACTACGGAGAATTGGAGTTATGGCGTGAAACCCGGTGATTTAGTAAAAGTAACATGGCGTTTTGACACCCCCCGGCTGGGGCTCGTTGTAGCAGACCCCGCTCCTGACTTCCCTCAAGTATTGGTTGAGCTTGTGACTTGTGGTCGTCGGGTATCTTTTGATTGCGACAATGTGGAGGTGGTCAGTGAAGCCCGGTGATTTGGTAAGAATAATAGACTGGGACCCGCCCCACTTACAAGAGTACCAACCGATGGGACTTGTCCTATCTGATCCGGAAGTAAAACCCGGCGGCTCGACTATGGTGCTCGTTGATTGGCTTGAGTCGCCGGACACAACACATTATTCAGTCAAGAATTTGGAGGTAGTCAGTGAAGCCAGGTGATTTAGTAGAACCCGATTGGAGTTTCCGGGAATCGGTGTCGGGCGATAAACAGCCACGACAACTCGGTTTAGTTCTTTCTCGTCCCGAAGTTAAAGACCACGGAACAACCTCGGTAAAAGTTAATTGGATTGGTTATGAACTGGAAGAATATTATTCTGTCCATTACCTGAAGTTAGTAACCGAGTGACCGATGGATAATCAATTCCGTTACCAACTTGGAGACCTCGTGGAGTTCAAGAAGACTGAGCGAACTACCGAGGAATATATTAATCTAATAACACTCACAGGAATTGTTATTGAGCAGCGTTGGGTTTTCACAGCCGACAACAAGTTCAAAGTGAGGACGCCTGACCAAGACTACTGGATCAGGGCCGACCACCTGACATTATTATCTTCGGGCACAAAATAAAACTTGACTTCTACTCTAATGATGGTAATATAAGATGTAAGGAGAGGGTGATGCCTCTGTTCGGTAAAGAACTTCTAAAGTCAATCCAGAAACGCTGCCCCATTCAACCGGGTATGTTAATCCTCAGTAGGTCGGACTCAGCGCCCAACAAACTTGCTTTAGTTGTCGGTCTGTCTCCGGGCTGTAAATTTGACCGGGACTACGAAGGAGCAGAGGACCATATCTTCTACAAGTGTGAACCTTTTGACGGGACGCCACTCTTCGTGGAATATGTATGTAACATGGAAAAAGTATCATGAAGGTGGGTAATCTAGCTGTGATAGTGTGGACAGAGGGATGCGAGACGCCACCAATAATGGGCGTCATCACTGGTATCGACTCACCGACCCCTGATGGCACACGCCAACCGATCAAGCTTCTCACCGACGCCTCGCACTTATGGCTTGAGCGTGGGGAATTAAGGAAAGTATCATGAAAGTCGGACAGATTGTTAAAGTGAATAGGGTGGGACTAATGTCTTTTCCTCCGGCCGTCCGTAGCAAGCTCAAGGGCCAGATTGGCTTGGTTATGAAAGAGAAATATGATTTGGCTCACAAGCTGGACCAGTCAAGGCTCCCTGATCACGTCAAGGTATACCCAGCCCTTGTAAAGTTTGATGCTCTTATGGACTTAAACTTTATGGACGACGGTCAGATTATGCTTTTCCCCGATCAAGCGGAGGTGCTCTCATGAAAGTCGGCAACCTCGTAAGACGTAAGCCTAATCGCATTACCAATCAGCCTGGGGGTGCCTTGGGACTGGTAACGGAGATAGGACCCGACCCCGCAGACCCAATCATCAGAGTAACTCTCATGGATACCACGCACGAACCACGGTTTCACGCAGAGCATTGGCGATCAGCCAGGCATTTTGAGGTAGTATCATGAAAATCGGCGATCTGGTGAGAATTAGAAAGACGGCGATTGACCACTTGTCAACCCTGTGGTTCATTGAGTTGGCGGACAACAAGACGCCACTTTTGCTGGTAGGACAAATTAACGATAGCCATTGGGAGTGTTTGAAGCCTGACGGTTCCAACTGCTTCCTCAATGAAAGCCACCTAACGAAAAGAATGTATTAATGAACCCCGAATACAAAAGCTATAAAATTGGTGAACTGGTAGGCGTAGCCTCCAACAACGTTCTCGGCGTCATTACACGCTCAAACTATTGGGCTCTTGATGAATATCTCGGCGGTGAGACTGAGTTCGTTGATGTGATGTGGGGCGCACACGAATCAAAACAATACCCCGTGCAATATCTGGTGAAAGTAAAATGAATTACCCTGACGGACTAAAGCCGGGCACCCTGCTCCGGATTAAGAAGCAGTGCCGGAAGAACATCGCCATCTTGGAGAGTGGAGAGTACGCTATCCTCGCTCACAAGCAAGTGACGACGGGCAAAAGTATTTTATGGGATGTATTATATCCCGACGGACGCCGCTCTATTTTTATGCCTATGAATTGGGAGGTGCTGAGTGAATCAGAGTGAATACAGCCTCAACCACTGGAATAATGTCCAAGAGCCGGGAACCTTGCTGCGTTGCCGACGCTCTGACCGGCTGGCTCTTGTCCTTACCAAGTCTTACGTTAAGAAGAAGGGCACAGGTAGAAGCTGGCCAAACCGCTACGTTGATATTCAGTGGCTCACCTCCGGCGAAAAAGAACAAGAACTTTTAGTAAATGTTAATAATTGTTTTGACATTGTACAATAAAATGATATACTCATGACTAAGGAGAACAACATGAGCAAACAACTAGAGCCTAATACGAAGGTATCACACGTCGCCACGGGCGAAGAAGGCCGTCTGATCGGACCATTTGTTCGTAAAGGTGAGCAGTGGTGGACTGTCTACTGGCAAAACGGCGACACCACCTCCGAGCGAGAAGTGGAGATTACCGGTGCATAAGAAACACCAAAAGAAAATCAAGCGAGCCAAAAAGAAAAAGAAAGAAAAGGCTCAAGCACAAGAGGAACAACAGCGATTAAAAAAACAGATGAACATGTTTGACAAATTGCCCGAAGCGTGTTCTACTTGTGAGAGGGATTTTCCCAAGACCCGTGAGGCTCATATGTCCTGGCGAGTAGTGGTCAAAACAGAGAAAGAAAAAGTCTGGCTATTCTGTCCAGACTGTCAACAAAAAGCCAAGGAATTGGCGGAGAAACAAAATGAGTTGGAATAATCGCTATACCCGTGTTTACGAAGCACAAGAACTTTTAGACCTTCAAGTAGTAGCTTTGCAGAAAAGTGTTCCATCTTCTCTGCGCATTCGCAATGCAAAGAAGCAGCGCATCCTTAGCGATATCGACGTTAGGGGCATTCAAAAAGCAATATGGTATGTTGTTCAAAGGGGATATGCCCGCTCGTCTGCGGCAGCGGTTGTTGGACGTCAGTATGGGCTACCCAAGTCTTTGATAATTGCCGGACTTGACACAGTTTTCCCTCCCAATTATTTTAAAAATATAGAGCAAGCCAAGTTTAAACATTCTTTAACGGCTGGTGACGCTGAGGCACCACAGGAGAAACAAAATGAAATTTAAAGAAGCAGTCACCTACGACGATATGCTGATGGTACCGCAGTACAGCGATATTAAGAGCAGAAGCGAGGTAGACCTATCAAGCAACTTGGGGAGAGGAAAAGTTTTAGAACTCCCCATCATCGCATCCCCCATGGACACTGTATCGGAAGATGAAATGGCTATCGCTATGAACAATGCCGGCGGCATGGCAATTCTTCACCGCTACAATACGGTGGAAGAACAGGCGAAGATGGCTCAACACGCTATTCAGAAGACCGACTGGTCTGGCAACGTCGCAGCGGCTATCGGCGTGACCGACGATTACATGAGACGAGCCGAAGCTCTGGTGTCGGTTGGTGTAGACACCCTCTGCGTAGATGTTGCCCACGGTCATCACATCTTGATGAAGGAAGCCCTTAAAAATCTGAGGGAAGAATACGATAATCATATTCATATTATGGCGGGCAACGTATGTACCTTAGAGGGGGTGAACGACCTTGCCGATTGGGGCGCTGATTCTGTACGTTGTAATATTGGTGGGGGTTCCATCTGTTCTACTCGTATGGTTACTGGGCATGGCCTCCCAGGTCTCCAGACCATTTTTGATTGTGCGAAAACTGACCGAGACGTTGCCATCATCGCAGACGGAGGAATCAAAAGCTCAGGAGATATCGTTAAAGCCCTAGCGGCTGGTGCTGATTTTGTTCTATGTGGTTCCCTGCTGGCTGGAACAACGCAGAGTCCCGGCGGTATTGTAATCCACCCGAATGGCTATCCTGTAAAAGAGTACCGAGGTATGGCATCCAAGGACGCTCAACTGGATTGGCGCAACAAGTCATCTACCCCAGAAGGAGTTGCCTCTTATATTCCCTACAAGGGGAGCGTCGTAGGTATTCTCGAAGATTTAGAGGGAGGTATCAAAAGCGGCTTCTCTTATAGCGGAGCACGAAGCTTGACAGAACTTAGAAATAAGGTAGAATGGGCGAGGCAAACTTCTGCCGGTACTCAGGAGAGCAGTACGCATATCCTTAGCACGCACAATGCTCGGAGAAAATAAATGTTTTATCGTAAAACCCCAAAAGAGACTAGACTAGACAAAGAAAACCCACTCGATCCTACGCCCACCTGTTTCGAAGTACACGAAAAGTGGTGCGTTGAGTGTGACAAAGAAGACTGTAGAAACTGGATGAATTATGAGGAAGATTTGAACTGTGCAGTTATTTGCGCTCGGAAATATGATAACGGATTAAGTTTGCGAGAGGTCGCAGAAAGAATGAATGTAAGCTTTCCACGAGTAAGTCAGATCGAACATGCAGCCTTTAAGAAATTAAAAGCCGGAAATCTTTTAAAAGATTTTGCTTCAGAATAAGGTTTTTTCCATATTATCAAACTATTTAATGTTGACTGTCTACTCAGTCGCCCTTAAGGAGAATCTATAATGACCAAGAAGAAAACAACTCTTATTAACGAAACCGTTATCCGACGGTGGGGAAAGCTTGCAAATATGCCGGCCCTCACCGAAAACTTTCTTGACACTCTTGAAGAAGAAGAGGACGAGATGGGAATGGAGGCAGAAGATGAGGTCCCGGTCCCCATGGAAGATCCTGCGGCCGAGATGGATGTCGAGATGCCTGCCGAAGAGGCTTCCCCCGAAGAGGCGGAAGCCGTGGAGTCTATTGTCACCGCTGTCGTGGATGCTATTTCCGCTGAGACCGGGATTGAGATCGAAGTTGAGGGCGATGCCGGTGCCGGCGAGGAGGAAGCTCCCGCCGAAATGGACGCCGAAGCAGAAGAAGCTGTCGAAGAGGTCCCAGAGATGGGGGCTGAAGAAGAGCCTGCGCAGCGTGATGCTTATAACCGCAAAGATAAAAAGGACGACACTCCCGCAAATCGTGAGGACAAGGAAGAGGAAGATATCGACGAGACTCTCAACCTTGACGTCATCGATGACGAAGCCCTCACCGAAGCAGTTCTTAAGAGAGTGGTTGAACGACTCCTTCGTCGCAAGTAATCCCTCGGGAGAAAACATGAAAAGTTTTCAAGCAAACGACCTTCGTAACTTGGTTACTGAGGTCGTTTCTGCTTATAGGGCAGAAAAAATAAATAAGTGGCTCCTAGAGAGCCCCCATGCCTTGACGGAGGGGGTGTTTGATCCACAGATTCTCAAATGTATTTTCATGGCAGGCGGCCCCGGCAGCGGCAAATCCTATTCAGCCGACGCCCTCCTGGGCCAACACGCAAACCAGATATTCGGTCTAACGAAAGAGGACGGTGAGACAAGCATTTTTGCTAATGCGAGTTTCCTTCCCGGCGGAATGAAGTATGTGAACTCTGACCGCTTGTT